CCTTGGTGCTTGCAGGCTTGGATGCCTTTTCTTTTGGCGCTCCATCCGTGGCCCAGCCTTCGGCCAGAGCAACGGCGATCATTTCTTGATCGTCTGCATCGACCTCCTGCCCGGTCACGTAGTCCGCGCGTCGGCAGCCGCCGTGCCAGTAGGTGAAGTCTTTGATGATGGTGAGTTTCATGGGAGTGCCAAAAGAAAAGGCCCCGAAGGGCCTTGGTTTACGCTGCAGCGATCTTCAACAGCTTAATTGCTTGCGTGTTGCGCAGCTTCCCCCCCACGCGCTTGCGCACGTAGAACTTGACGAAGCCTGGGGTGGTGATTTCGTCACGGGTGATGCGCATGCCCACGCGGTCGGCGATCAGGTAGCCTTCCTTGAAGTCGCCAAAGGCAAGGGAGAACGCACCAGCGCCAACGGCAGGCATGTCTTCCGCTTCGGTGATGCCGTAGCCCATGAAGGTTGCAGGCTGTCCGGCTGTCAGTGCGGGCTGCCAAAGGTACTGGCCCTGAATGTCCTGGTACTTGCGCAGCGCGGCCAAAACCAGCTTGGACGTCACCCATTTGGCGTTGTTGCGGTAGCGAGCGCGCAGCGAGTACACCAGGTCATAGAAGATGTCGGCACTGGTTGGCAGCGCGGCGGCTTGGCCGGAGGCGATGTACTGCAGCGTGCCGAATGCGCGGCTGGAATCGGCGGTTGTGACTGGGGTGGGGCCAGCCAGGAAACCGGTGGGCTTCTTGGTGCCGTTGCCGCTCACGAATGCGGCGCCTTCACCGGCTGCAATGGCTTCAGCGGCAGAGCTGATAAGCCAGTTCTCAACGTCGAAGAACAGGTCATCCAGAGATTCCTCGGAGGCTTGCGGTTTGGCTGATGCCATGCCGAAGGTGGGCGCCACTTCTGCCAGGTCTGGAGTGTTGGTCTGGTTGCGAGTGTCGGTTTCGCCCACCCACTCAAAGCCAGCGCCGTTGATGTCGAACAGTTCCTTGTAGTCGGGGCTGCCCACAGTGCGGACGGTAGCGATTTGGCGGATAGGGGAAATGTCCACCGACAGGCGGGCAATCTGGCGCTCGATGATCTCGGGCAGTGCGAAGCCACCCGCGGAGCCGGTAGAGGTGACGGTCTGCGTGGAGCGGGTTTCGCGGCCATCGCGGTTCTTGGCTTCCAGTTGCTTTGCTGCGGTTGCGGCCTTTTGCTGGCGCTCGTGGTCGTTGGGCGCGCGCATCCAATCGAGGAAGGCGTGACGGTATTCAGCCGCTTCCTTGCTCTCGCCTTCTTGGCGGCCACCGTCCATCACGCCGGGACGCGACAGCTTTGTTTCCATCTTTTCCAGCTTGGATTTCATCTCGCCCAGGCTGTCGATGTGGGCGTCGATCTTTGCCAGCTTGGCGTCGAATGCCTCGGTCGATGCGCCGGACTTCACCGCCTCAATGCGGGCGTCGTTGGTCTTTTTGTATTCGTCGAAGGCCGTGGCGATCTTGTCCAGGGCATCGGCCACGGACTTGACGCTGGGTTCGTCGCGCTTTTCGTATGCGCCGACAGCTTGAGCCTTGGCGGCGAAAGCAGCCATGTGAACGGCCATCACGGCCAGGAGGGTGTTTGCTTTACGCATGGTGGTTCTTTCTTAGGATGTGAGGGAACGGAGCAGCCGGTCGGCTGCCTTCATTGCCACGGCGGTCGAATTCGCAGAATCACTCCGCACTTCTCCCATCCGCATGACGCGCGACACAAAGGCCGTCGCATCGCTTTTGCTGAACCCGGCATCACGCAGGGCCTTTTCAGCATCTTTTGGAGTCGCCATTTCGTCGGCAGACTTCACATTCGTAACCCGCGCCTTTTCGTTGGCGGGGAAGGTGACCAGGGAGACTTCCCACAGGTCAATGGCCGTGAGGGTGCGCACTTCCGTATCACGGTCGTAGGCCCATTCCTTGGACATGAACCCGATGGACAGGCCGTTGAGCGCGCCCATCTTGAGCAGGGCGTGGGCCTCTTTGCCCTTGACGGTTTCCATGGCGAGTTGGCCTTTGATGCGCAGCCCCTTTTCGTCTTCAACCATCTCCGTCCAGACGCCAATGGGCTTGTCCGCGTCGTGCTGCCAGAGCATGGCGGGCATGGTTCCGGCTGCCTTGTGGTCTTTCAGGGATTGAATGAACGCGCCCTTGGCGATCACGTCGTCGTAGTTGTCGCGCACGCCGAAGACGGAGCCGTAACCCTCCACCGTCCCATCGTCGCCTGCGGCCTTGATCTGCAGAGCGAAGGAGCGCACTTCGCGCCTGCCGCCCGCATCCTTGCGCTCAAGGCGCTGGGGTGTCTTTGTTCGCATTGGTGTTTCCTTCTGTCGCTGTGCCGCTGCTCATGTTCATCGGCTTGAGATATTCATCACCGCCTGGGCGCGGATCCCAGCCCTCTTCGTCGCGGTATTCGTTCGGGCTCATGAGGCCCATTTCAACCATCGTGCGGGCGTACACGGCACGATCCTTGATCGACCCAGCGCGCATGTAGCGGGTGTCGAACTCTCCGAACAGCGGCCCGGCGCCGTCCAATAGCATTTCGTCAATGCGCTGTGTCCATGCCTTGTGCCATGGCGCCAGGCAGTGGATCAGGTGCGCAGCAAAGAACGCCTCGGAGCTGGCAAAGGTGCTGGTCTTGTCGGAGTGCCCAACCATGATCGGGAACACCCCATAGCCGCGGCAGATTTCCTCGATCTGCAGGCGGCGCGTCTCAACATGCTGCGCATCGACGCCAGTTTGCGTAGTGGGTTGCCATTTCGCACTGCGATCCAGTACCAGGGGCGTCCCAGCACCAGCGGGGCCAGTCTGTGTTTTGATCCATGCGGTGATGCGTTTGTGCTGCTCTTCGTTGAGGTTGCCATCAACGCTGTATGTGCCGCTGGGGCGCAGGCCGTTGGCGTGCATGGCCGCTTGGCTGCGTTCGGTCGCCATTGCCAGGCCGATAGCGGAGCGGGCCAGCGCCACAGCATTCATGCTGCCCACCCAATCCCACTGCACGCCGTTCAGGACAAAGACGTCATCCGGGCCGAACTCACCGATCACCCCGAACTCGTCCCAGCACCGGTAGCGCACCTCGTAGCGCGAGACTTTCCGCACATCCCAGTTCCCCGGCATTACAGGGATCAGCTCTTTCACGCGGCCGTTCAGGCCCTTGACCTTGATGGACAAACCCGCGCCGGTCAGTGCGGCGTGAACGGTCATCTGGCGGCGCCATTCAAAGCTGGTCTGCCACTCGTTCGGGCGGCGAGACAGCAGGCGGTATTCCGGGATGTTCGTTGCCTTCTGGCGTCTGCCGTCCGGCATCTCGCGGAACACATGCAGATCAGGCGTTGCGCAGCCATCGGCAATCACCTTCACGCACGCGAGCACGGTAGCCACCTGCAGCGCTGTCTTGTCCGTAACGGCGACACACGCGACAACGCCGCCGCCCACACCATCGATCAGGCTGGCCACCTGGTCGTATGTGAGCTGGGCAGCTTTGCGGCCAAAGAGTCGGTCAAAGATTTTCAAGCGGTTTCCCAAAAGGACTTCTCTGCAGAGATAGTTGTGTTGATCAGCCCAGCCGCCATCACAGCAGCCACGGCCAAGTCAATGCGCCCCGTCGCTTTTTCCTTGGACAGCTTGCGGTTTTCCGCGCCATCCTGCTCAATCACTGCATTGCTCATGCACCAGTCGAGCACCTTGTGCCCAGCGTGCGCAATCTCGCCGTTGAGCAACATGCGCTCGAAGGTTTCCAGCGCAGGGCTAAAGTCCTTGTAGCCCTGCCCGACCGGCTTCATTTCCGGCAAGCTGATCCCGTCATCTGCGGCCAGCGCCATCAAGTCCTCGATGCGCCAGCGGTCGTACCCTACGGCGACGATCTCGAAGAAGTCGCACATGGCGGACAGCTTTTGCAGGATCACCCGCTTGCTGATGGCCCGCCCAGGTGTCGTGTCGAGATACCCCTCGGCCTTCCACTGGATGTACGGCACGCGGTCGGTATCGGCCTTGCGCTGCAGTTCCACATCGGGCAACCACGCGAACGGCACCAGCAGCCACGGTTCGCCCGCTTCTACCGGCTCCACCAAGAACACCATGCCCGTCAGGTCGGTGGTGCTGGATAAATCCAACCCGGCCACTGCACGGCGCCCGCGCAAGTCCTGCCAGTCAAAGTCCCGCTGCGCCCCGCGCCACACTTCGCCGCTGATCCACGGGCTCTCGGCATCCGTCCACTGGCAGAAGTTCAGCCTGCGAACAATTGCCTCTTTGCTGGGCATGCCCTTGGCCTCTACCACCTGCTCGCGGATGTACTTCACCCCCGGCAAGTCGGCGTCTTGCAGGCTTGGGTTTGCCTTCTGCCAGCATGATTCGTCCGCAAACGGATCATCGGCTTCGTCTAGCCCGCAGACAAAAGGAAAGAACGCAT